CTTCCTATAGTTGTACTAATAATACTGTCTACATTAGATGTTAATTTTTCTGCTGAGTCCATTGCCATCTGTGCTTCTTTTAATTTACGATCTTCATCTTTATTTTCATCATCAATCATCATTTTAGATTCTTGTAAATCCATTTTATCTTGATGCATTTTCATATCGTCCATTAATTTTTTAGCACGCAATGCCAAGTCTTGTCTTTGAATTTCTAATTGTTCTTGTGATGAATCTTTCTTTTCACCATTCATAATTTTAGTTTTCTCTTTATCAAATTGTAAAACTTTATCTGAAGCATCAGCGGCCATCAATGCAATTTGATTTTCCATTTCAGGTGGAAGCTGTTGACCAGCCATAATCATTTGTTGCGCTTGTGGATCTTGAATCATCTGAGCCATTTGTTGTTGATACTTCATAGCTAAGTGATCTTGCATATGAGAGACAAGAAGTTGTTGAACTGCTGGACTTTCAAATGAAGGATTCTGCATGAACGTACCATGTGTAATAATATGAGCATCATGATTTTGTTCTGGTTTTGCTTGAAGAGGTGCCCCCTTAAGCGCTGCCATATTTTCAGATATAGGATCTGCACTAATTGGTTGTTGCTGTTGTTTTAAATAACGTTGTGGTTCATCAACCCCCATTGCAGAAAATAATTCCATACCAATTTGTTCCATGTTATAAGCTGCAGGATTCTGTTGTGCTATTGACATAATAGCATTTATCTTTGCAATCCTATGTGCTTCTGTAGGCATATTTGGATCTGATACAGGAATTACATCAATTGATTTTAAATTAAAATCTTTTTTAAATACTTGCTGTGCACCACCTGCGACTTCATATGGATATAAATCGGGAAGATATTCATAATCTAGACGTGTAAGTATTCGCAGGTCTTTTGTTTGTGCGGCATGTAACCGCTTGTGCACAGCGCTGAACAGCTTTGAAGACTGTTCTAGCAGAGCCATAGTCGTTCCGACTGGCCCATAGTTTGTTGCATTTTCTACTACATTATCAGTAGAGTCTGCAAATTGCGATGCGAGTTTAGAAGCATAATCCATTAAATTAAATAATGTAGATGATGGTTCTTTAAATGGAAGTATCTGTAATGATTTTCCTAAGTCACCCGCTGGAGCGTTTACCTCTCTAAATTCACCTGGTGCAATAGGCTCGTCAGGCGCAAGGACACGTAAACCGTGTGCCTTGAATCCACCTGGCAAGTTCGCAAAGGTTCCTGCATCAATTAATTGACGCATGGAGGAAGTAGCTGTTTTAGTTAATCCACCAATAAGATGAATGTAACCGTATCCGTAAAATCCTAATCCAGGAATCATTGTATAATGTGTAAAATACATTTTCTTTTTACGCATCATGTCATCTGCATCATAGTTTCTTCTGATAGCAAGTACTTCACCATCCTCAGTCATATGCACTATGTATGGCAATTTGATGCCGTCTGGATCTTCAAATCCTGGTAAATCTATATTAACATGCATTTCTAAAATACTTGCATAATCATCATTCTCACCAGGTTTACTTGAACCAACAGTTTCATCTGATAATTCATCAGCTGATGTTTGGTCAATAGTATAATCTATATCTACATCTACATCTCTAAATACTCCTGCTAATTGCATTTTCTTTATTTCGTTTTTAGATATTAAATATTTGTGAGTGTAACGTTCTGCTGTTTCTAAATCAGATGCATAATAGTCTACATAAAAATCTTGTGCTTTTATAAATTCTGTAATTGGTCTTTGTAGAGCTGGATTAAAATAAGTTTTCTTAAATGATGTACCATACAACGCCACATGAAATAACATCTTATCTAACTCAGGCCCATACTCAGGCATTTGTGTTTGTGTTTGCCAATTTAAAAATTGACGTACACGATTTGCTTGATCTAATTTTTCTTGAGTTTGAGTTCCCATAATTCTTGTACGAACAGGGCCCTCTGTTGGAAATAATTCTTTGTATGCTTTTGCTTGAAACTTAACAACTGCTTGAGCTAATACTGGATGTGTAACTCCTGATGAACCTGGAAATGAACCAGCTGAATCATCATATTGTAATCCTAAAAGATTAATACCATCTTCTGCTATCTCATCGTATTCTTCGCGTGATTGCTTGTCTCTGTCAAAACCTTCTAATAACTCTTGTGCAACTGCTTGCACTTCTCCATCTTCCATAACATCTGCTAAGTTAGCATCATGTTCTGTATCCATCATTGGTTCTTCATCAAGAAGACCCATTGCATCTGCTTCGTCTATTTCTTTTTGATCTGTTAATGTAACTTGCGCACCGCCATCTTCCATAGCAGTAATATCTTCAGAAGTTGGTATTTCTGCTGATATTGCATCGTCTTCTAATTCAATTCTTTTTTCTATTGCCATTTATATCCCCTAATAGTAACGTCTAGATTCTCTATTATAGATCTCTTTCTCCCTTTTGTCAAGGAATGTGTCAGCTGTGTTTGCCACATAACCACCATTTCGCATCCACAATAAAGCTTGTGTTACTGTATCTACTAAGTCATCATGCAATCCTGTAGGAAATGCCCTGATCTCATCTATTACTTCCATAGCCCAATCTTTTTTAAATGGCGCATATATTCTACCGTTATGAAATAAAGAAGATATTGCATAAGCCCGCGCAACCTTGTCTCTATCTGGCTGAAACTCAAATATAGGAATACCTGTCAAACGCAAGTCTTGTATCAAAGATTGGCCCGATGCTTTTTTCTCAATTAGAACAGCATCAGGATCATGTTCGTGAAATTTAGATACTGCTTTTTCTCTAAGAGTAGGAAAGTCCCATCTACCTTTTTCAGCTCCTAATAATATAAGATTGGGAACTTCTAAACCAGAACTAAATACTCCCCAAGTAGTTACTGCACTATAATCGGCTGAGCTTCTTGTAGAAAATGCAGTATCCCACGATTGTATGATATATTCGCAATCAGGGGGGCTGGGATTATCCCAATTTTGCCACCAATCTAGCTTAATTATGTTACCTTCCTCAGCAGATGGTGCTTGTCCATAGAGTGCATCGAATTTAAAGGGGGGCGTATTGTTTTTTGTACGTATTATCTCTTCAGTTGTCCAACAAAATCCGTTTTCTACGTCTGCTTCTGGCCAAAATGACTCTCCAAGCTCTAAATTAGTATAATTTTGCGACAAATATCCTTGTTTTACAAGCTTTTTTCGTGCTTCTTCTAGTTTTTCTAAAGATTCTGTAGTATTTAGGGCAGGTATGCGTACTACTTCCCACTTATCTGACATAGGTGAGCTATCTTCCATGGCTAATAGGTGGCCTGATAAGTCTCTTTCATGCCATCTTGTCATAACTATAACTATTTTACCACCAGGCATAAGCCTTGTACGTAAACCAGATGCATACCAATCGTTTAAACTCTCTCTTCTTGTCTTTGAGAATGCATCTTGCTCTGATATTGGGTCATCTATAATAGCAAGATGGGCACCAAAACCAGCAATACCTGATCCAGAACCAGCTGCTAGGAATGAGCCTGCATCTTTTCCTTTATGTTGTAGACTCCAACTGTTTGCTGCTCTATTATCTTTACGAATGTTTGTTTGAGGGAATATAGCTTTGTATTGAGGTGTATTTATTATATCACGAATAGCGCGGCCGAACCTTGTGGCTAAGTCATCACTGTGTGATACTGCAATCTCTTGCCAATATGGATTCTTACCTAGAGCCCATGCTGGAAAGTATGTTGATGTTATAAGTGATTTACTGGAACGCGGCGCAACAAAGACCATGAGCCTGTCATTTTCATTGTTGGCTATCTTCATGAGTTCATCGCATAGAACTCTATGATGCGGGCCAATACTAAACGCAGGATTCATCAGCATTACAAATGCTAATAAGTCGTCCCGTGCTTGCTTGACAGCTAGTCTTGAGGCGGCGTTTCTATCTTCTACTGTTACAGACATATACTGTTTTTCCCCATATCACTAATTGTGAATGTAAATCTTGTGGTGGATTATCGGGATCGTATAAATCTAACTGTGGGTTTAGTACCATATTTGTATCTCCTGTGATTTGTATGGCTGGCATTAAAACTTTTTACTGTATGAAATACCAATTTTGTTTTTACCTACGTTTAACTTTAAACCTTTGGGTATAATCTTTTTTACTTTTTTATACCCAGGTATTTTTTCTGCAGCTTTGTCAATCTTGGGTGCTATGTATTCGTTGTATAATTTTGACACTATCTACCTCGGCTTCCACCAATTTTTTCTGATTGCATTTTAGCACGAAGTTTATTTTTAGCTTTACCTTCAGCGCCTCTGTCAAATTTACCTTCTTTTTCTTGTTTTTTAACGTCTTTCAATAAAG